GTATTTAAGAAGGGGCGTATCTCAATAAACTCTCTAGTCAAATCTCCCTCAGTATGGACTGAGTATTTCTCTATCTGTTTAGGAACGTCTACACCCCGTACTCTTTCGATATCTTCTAATATCCCGTAATTAAAAGATTTCTGTATGTCTTGGGGAGGATTTAATGTTGTTCCAGTGTATAATACTTGAATTAAACCGTTTTTAAAGTTAATGTAATTAACGTCTTTAAACTGCTTCTTTAACTCATCTGCCGTCCATACAGTTTGTGCTGGAGGATTGTATACCTGATGGTCTAGTATTGTATCGTCACAGTCTAATAGTGCTTTAACTTTACTTACAACTTCCCCGGCAATGTTCTGAAAAGGGCGTTTGTGGTCTATTGTGCAAGCAACAACTTTGATGGGCAAGTTATTATCTTTAATCTGTTTACATAATAGAAATAGCATTAAAGCACTGTCAGCGCCACCACTTAACCATACCCCAATGCTATTAACAGTAACACCCAATGGGGTTACCGATGGGATAGTAATCTGCATTAGAATAACCAGCGATAGTTACTATAGCGCGATCCAGCTTCGTTATATGTTTCTTTGTACACTACAGGGATAAGAACCTTAGGCTGTTCATTCTCTTTGGGAATAGCTAAGATGTTTGTTACACCACTAATTCCAAATGGGTTCTCAGTTGATTCAATGAATGTAGGGCGATTGGGTTTGCTTCTGCATCCCACCCAATAGAAATTATATTCTAATTTGTCTAGGAATTTATAAGCATCTAGCCACTCTAAATCATTAGCTTCAAAGAATATAACTGGACGACAGCGTTCAATTGTTTTCTTGCAACCTTTTAATACACTTAATTCATGTCCTTCAACGTCAATTTTCATCAACGTGACTTCAGGTAGTTTTAAGCTATCGATAGTGATTGTGTTGACTTCAAAGCCTTCGTCTTGTGCTTTGACTTCACCGTAGTTACCAGGTGATTCAATGTCAAAGTCAGCCAATGTTAGTGTACCTTTTTTGCTACTGACAGCGGCATTGTACAATGTGATTGGTAGATGCTGCGTATTGTATGTAGCAACTGCAAAGTGATTGGGATGTGGTTCAAATCCAATAACCTTGCACTTGGCTCGTTGATAGATGCCCAATGCATGATAACCGATATTGGTTCCAATATCTAGGTAAGTAGAATTCTCGTCTAAATGACTAGCCATAATTTCTACTTCTGCGTCACAGTATTCACCGAATAAGCTAATAGATAAGCTAACGATGTTATCGTTCTTGTAAACGGCCATTGTGCCGACTTTGCTTTTAACCCCAACTAAATGAGGTTTAATTGTTTCAAAATGTTCTTGTACGTTATAGGTCATAATGTAATTATCAGAAATCGTCATTGTCAGAATTATTTACCACTAGCCAACCCAAGTCAAACAAGTCTTTGCGTACTTCGTCCGTGACTACAGATTCAGCTACGAAGTTCTTGTATGTTTCAGAGTCGTCAGGACCTATCCCAGAACAGTAGTAATCCATGTAATCGCCCTGACCAGTCATGTCTGCAAGTATGCCACCAGCATAGCGCCAACTGCATCCCCAACGTTTGTCAGTTAGTATAGGGAAAACGTCATTCTTTTGGAACTCGTTGTTGCACATAGCGGCATAGAGATTCTGAGCATAACTATCGTCAGCACGTACTTTCTCTACCATATACTTGCTAGTTCTCAAGTCATACTCTAAGTTGTCTTTTTGCCACTCTGGATCGTTTTCTTTATCAATTCTACGAGCCCCGAAATCAAGATAATAGTCAATCATTTCCTGACTTCTAGTGTCATCAGGATCTGTCACTAGATTGTCCCGATACATCTTGAGGCTGAACTCGTCCTTGTTGGGAGACCTTGATATTTCTATTTGTTGTTCGTTTTTTGGCATTTGACTTCTTTTCATAGAAGATATGATTGCCTATTCTAGCAACGACCTTATGCGGGTAGTTGTTAGTAAAGCTGGTGTTGTGAAAGAATAACACTGTGCGTGGTATTACATCCTTATATGCATCATATGCTAACACATCATGGGCAATCTGTAAACTCTTTTGGTAACTGTTTGAGTTACGATTTGGGTTCTTTTTGCCCTCACATACCCAACTGAACTGACATAGTTTTACCCAGAATGTTTCATCATCCTCATTTGTCTGTTGTACTTTAGTTGTTTGATAGACAACTTGACAGGGTGTTGGTGCAAAGCCATGGCTAACTCTATTGAGTACTACTCTAGCTACTGCTGCTTTACCCTCAGTGGGTTCACCTCTTGCTTCAAAGTAGATATTGTCTGCCAAGCATTGTAATTGCTTTTTATCTACTACTCTTTGAACCTTAGTTGGTTCAGTTTCTTGCTGCGCTGATTCGGTAGGTGTATTAATATACAGCCCGAATGCAATTAATGGCAACAACAGAAACATCTTAACGATGTTAATGTAGGTCATAATTGACTCCTTAAGTTTTAATGATTAGATAATCATGGTTTTACCCAGCAATCACAGTTACAAGTAATAACTTGCTGTATTGCTTTAGTAGGTAAGATAACCGCTTTAGTATTTGATGGAGTGTTGAAAATACTTAGATTGGGCGGTATGAGTGAAGTCTCTGGACTACCTGCTAGGCTTCCAGGGACTATTGCTGCACCCGTGATGATTGGGAGGCCCAAACTACTCATTGTGCCTGATACGGGTGGTAATACTAGTTCATCGTTATTGACTTTGTTCTCTAACGTTGCTCCAGTAAGGCTTAATTTCAATGCGTTTCTTGCCTCACGCATCGATGCTATCAAACTACTTCCTCCTATGTTGGTTGTGTCTGCAATATCTTCAAGGAGTTGAGCTGCTCCTTTGTTCTCTGTCGCTTGAGCATATTCTGCTATAGAGTTTAAGAACGTAACTACGTCTGCGGTGCTACCTGTTACGTATGCGATATCCCCTAATACTTCTTCTCTAGCGTTTTGTTCTTTTTCTAGTAATCTACCAAATTCACTGTATAAAACATTTAATTCACTTGCTTTAGGATTAGTGGCTAATATGTTTCTAATTTCTTCGTTAGCATTATCAATTAACGTCTGCAATAACGTATTGAAATTGTCTGAGTTCTGATTTAACAATTGGAACATGTTCTGGTAAATAGTATCTAATGACTGTGACAAGCACCCTACCATTAGTTCTTCCATTCTGATCCAGTCATAGTGCATACTTGAAATACATCCAAAGAAGTCGCACATGTTGAATGTACCGTCAATGTTTGACCCTGTATTCATTGCATCTAACGCAAGTTGAGCCGAAGTAATGTCAGTAGGAACATTGGTTCCATTAACGTTATCTAAGTCACTGATTGGTTCCATGTGAGTGACAACTTGGGCAAACTTCTCAATACTCATGTTATGGATATTCTTAATTTGCAACATACTTAATCTAAATGCGGCGCAACTGAATGCAACATCCTTAGGTAAGAACCCATGTTGTTCTGCGCCTAAATTGAATAAGTCAGTATCCGAAACAGCACCGTCTCTAAAAATCAAATAGTATGTTTTGCTATTTGTTTCTAGTCCAGGCGGATTATACATAGGGTAAGTTAGTGTGTCATAGCTATTAGGGAATAACTTCTCTACGTTCAACAAGTCACTTAACTTAGTTAAACCTAGTGTCTGGCAGTTCAATACTACTAAAATATCTTCTAAGTCTTGACCTATGATTAATGTAAAAGCAGCGTATATTAAACGCTTTTGCTGTGCTGTGGCTTCTAATCCTGCACAGATTTCTAATATCTCTGTAGTTGGAATTCCAGAACCTAACAACGCCAAGTTCAACGAATTAGTCATAGCACGATGACGATATATTGTTTGTAATAATACGTCAGGGTCGCCGAATCTTTCCATTTGCTGTAGGTCAATTACTTTGCCCGAAGCAATTAAATCAGTTCCCCATACAGTCATGCTTAGTGAAACACCTGATATATCACCTGTAATCAAGTCGTTCATTGTACTATATGTGCCTGACAAGTAATTTCCAGCAGAGTTGCAGGCATTAATAGTACTACTTAGGTTCTTGCTTGCTGAGTAGCATGTAGTGAATGTCTGAATAAAGTCTCTATAGCTTCCACTATTGATATAGAATTCATCATACGCTTGCTTACCAAACAGTCTAAAGAATCCAAACTTGGTCAAGTCACCGTCATATTCTCGTGTGTATGAATCAGGGACGCTGGCACCTAAAGCAGGGATTACGTCTTTGCCGATTTGAATTAAGTTATCATAAACAATCTGTGAAACATCAGTGTCAGGATCATTGCCAATCATACTGTGAGCTAGAGCAATAGAACGTACTAAAGGTTCGATGCTGTTACTTACGATTTGTCCTGAGTAATATGTATCTACATCAGGGCTAGATCCGGCATAGGCATTCGCTACAGGATGAATACGCAATCCTGTATTGTTTAATAACTGACCTAGTGTGTTGACGTTTAACGGTGTAAGACTCATTATGTTACGATGACTGTTGGATTGCCTTGGGTCATACTATGACCGCAACTGTTCTGACTACCTACTCTTGCGACGGGTCTAAACTCTGCAAATACAGTAGCACTACCGCTAGTAACACATGCTGAGATGTGGGGCGGGTGACTGTTCTGATCCCAGGGAGCGTGTTCAGATAATTTGCTTCCAATAAATCCTACGGGCTGAAAACCTGCAAATACTGTTTTAGCACCATCCATGATGACTCCACCCATTTGATTGCTATCACCTATACGACATATTGGAAACATAATTTTATCCTAAGATTAATTTCTTCTCTGGAACTTGAATTCCAGTAGTTGCTTCAATATACTTGAATCTGATAGATTCCTCAGTTTCAGCATAAATTGAAACGCTATTAATATTTAGCGTTACTTGAGCGTCTGGATCTACGGTAAATAGTGTTGGAATTAACTGCATTCCTTTAGGTCCTGCACCGATAGTTACAGGAGACTCTACTGTTAAATATGTACCCTCTTGCTCGATAAACTTACCCATCATCTCTTCACCACTGTTCATTTTGAACGTGTATACTTTACCTACTTCTAATGTCATTAAATGCTTTCTGTTAATTTTGTTCTGAGTTCATTGAACCCACCGATTAGTTCCCCGTCTAAAAAGATTTGGGGTACAGTACGTGCGTTTGGTACTGCTTCTAATAGTTCTTCTTTTGTGTATCCGTCTCCGATTTTCTTTTCTTCGAACTGAATACCCTTGCTTGTTAACAAAGCCTTAGCTTGGTCACAGTAAGGGCAATGATACTTACTCCATACGATTGCTTTCATGTTTTTCCTTATAGTGTTGGTAATTCTTCAAAATCTACTTCATCTGACATAACGCCGATGATGTAGTTAGTTGATTCTGTTTCTTGCAGAGCCGATTGCTTCTTGTTAATGTTCACATGTTTATTGAACCAAGGGATAGGACTGTGCTTTGGATGAGGTTCGTTGTACTTGATACCGATATCTTTTAGTCGGGTGAATGCAGTGTGGTCAACAAAGTCAGATAAGATATCTGCGTTAAGACCGATAACTACGCCCTTGCTGAATAGATATACTGCCCATTCTTTTTCTTCACGGATAACGTCCATGTAAAGCTGATAGACTTCAAGTTGCATTTCAACTTGAATTTGCTGAAAGACTGGATCATCTTTAACAACTGTATTAATCAACCATGCTGTCCACTCAGTGTGCAATAGTTCATCTTGTAGGATTAAACTGATGATGTTACCGTTGCCGATGTAAATCTTGTTCTCAACCATTGCAAGACTCGTTGCAAACGATACCATGAAACGTAACGCTTCAAGTGCATAGCTGGCGTGAAGAGCCATCCAAATCGCCTTCTTATGCTCATATGTATCAATGGTCTCTCCCACTTCCTTACGACAATTAAGTATATGAAGATCCTCATAATAGCGTCCAACATTTGCTGCCATTTCAACGATTTCCTTCGTATCATGGATCTTGTTAAATTCTTCTTTGGGGACGCCGTAGACGTTACGAATAATGTGACTATATGATTTGCTATGTATATTAGTTTCAAAGAAGCTCCAATTAGATACCAGTGCTTCAAGTTCAGGGATACTGATAACAGGACTGAACACTTGGTTAGGAGCTCGACCTTGAATTGAGTCCAAAGCGGTCTGGCGAAGTAAGTTACTAGTAAAGATATGCTTAATGGCATCACTTGATTCTTTGTGGTCGATTTTGTCTTTAGTTAATGAGACTTCTTCCGGAACCCAGAAGAAGCCACGTGCTGTTTCTTCATACTTGGCTAGTCTCGGATACTTAACTTCTTCAAAGCGTTGTACTGTTACAGGGCCCTCTGGATCCAAGAACATTTGTCTTGTAAGATAGTTTGTTTGTTTACTTAGGTTGTATTGTTCTTTACTCATTGATAGTCTTTAAAATTATTTTACCGTCGTCCGTAGTTACGTCTGTAACTTTGACGAGCTTCCCATCTACTTCTGCGTAGACAGGAACATGTCCTAGCTTCTCACATGCCCCGCTAACTTGCATAGCGTACTTGCGCCATGCGTCCATTAACATAAAACTAATAT